CACCAGTCGCTGATGTCATCTTGCGGCATCAAGGTTCGCGTAAACTCTACTTCTAGACCGGGAATGAAGTTGAAGCTATAATGGGCGTTGACAAAGCCATCGTCCCCGTATATACCCCAATCAATTCCACTCCAGCCGTAAATCTTGAGCCTCACTTCTTCCCCTCCTCGGCCTTCGGAGTCTCATCCGCCAGCCTGGCCCAGCCGGCCGAGATGAGCGAGTCGACGAACTCGCGCTTGACCCGCCGCTTGTCCCCCTTCTTCCAGAACGAGGGCATATCGTCAAGCATGACCATCCTAACCTTGCGCTTGTCGGCCAAGCCGCTCCTCCAGCACCCGCAGCACCGGCCGCCAGTACTTGTCCCACACGACGGGCCAGTCGTACTCGGCGACACCGCGGCGGGCCTGGTTCTTGAGATAGGCCCAGGCCGCCTTGTCCTGCCAGAGATCGTAGGATTCCTCGAGTCGCGCCAGCACGGCCGACATCCTCGGCTCGTAACGCCACGCGCCGTTCATCAGCCATCGCAGATCGTCATCGTCGACGTCGATAAGCCAGCCAGCCTTGCACAGCTCCGGCCCCGTCGTGTTGTTCGACACGATGACCGGGATGCCGCAAGCCTGTGCGTCTACGGTCGGGATGCCGAACCCTTCGCCGCGCGTTGGGAGACAGAAGACATCGAAGCCGTTGTAGATCGACCGCAGCCAGTCCTCGTCGATGAGCCCCATGTTGAGCGACATCTGGTGCGGCCAGCCGACCCACTCGCCGATGCCGAAGTCGTTGGCGATGCGGGAGAACGGGATGGTATCCTCGCCCTTCAGTCCAGCGTTCGTGTGGATATAGAGCCGCGACTTCGGGTGCCTCTCGTGGAACTCGCGGAAGGCGTGCATGAGCGGGATGAATCCCTTGCGGTCGTCGCGGTAGTTGAGGCCAACTGAGCCGATGACGAACGTATCGTCGTCCCAGCCGAAGTGCTTGCGGAAAGCAGCGCGCCCAGCCTCGTCCGGCCGGAGCATCTCCATATCGACGCCGTGCGGCACATAGAGCGGCTCGAACCCGGCCCGACGCATCGAGGCAAGCCCATGCTTGGACATCGCCAGTTGCAGACCCGTCTCCTTGACGACCGTAGCCAGCACCTTCGACATCTCGTTCGTGTCGGTCGGGACATAGGCGACCCACTTGTCCTTCGGGAACTTGCGCTTGCCGTCGAGGAGCCAGATGTCCCAGAGCGTGATGATGTAGTCGATCGCGCGCTGGTCTATCAGCTCGTTGAGGTAGGCCATGTCCTGACCGCCGAACACCTCGTGGCCCTCCCACTCCGTGAGTCCGAACGTCGGGTGCTTCGTCGCTATGATGATCTTGTGTCCGGCCGCCCGCAGCCTGCGGATGACCTCTCGCCCGATCTTGCCGTAGCCGGAGTTGCAGGCCGGGGTCGCCGAATGCCAGAGGATATTGATGGGCCGCCTCCTTGCGGTAGAGTGAGGGCGGGCCGAGCCGTGAGAAACCCGGCCCGCCCCCTATTGTCAGTTCAGTTGTTCGATGTTACTCGACGAGCGTGGCCTGGGCGTACCGCGGCTTGCTCTGGATCGTGATGATGGCCGCCTCTTCGGTGCCACTGCCGTTGTTGGAAACGAGCTTGGCCCCGACGTACTGGTAGCCGGCCGTGAGCTGGGGAGCGTTGACCTGAACGATCAGGACGTCGGTGTCCGTCACGTTGGTCGACAGGAAGGTGTCGGTCGCCCCCGAGATCGAGGACGAGCCGGAACCGTCGGCCGCCGTCGCCTCGTAGGCCGTGAGCGTCAGGGTAGACCCGGACGCGACCTCGCTGGCGATGGCGATGAAAGTGATCGTATCGTAGTTCTCCATCGAGGGGAACCGCATCGTGGTGATGGTATCGCTGGTCTCACCACCGAGAGCGGAAGTGATCTCCCCGAAGTGAACGAGGTTGTTCTCTTTGAACGTGTGCATGAGTGCCTCCTAGCACTATCAACTACCCGACGTGAGCGTCACGAAAGACGACAGCGTCTCCCCGCCCCTGAGCGGCGTGATAGCCGCCGGAAGGAGCGGTTGACCGTCCACCCTGAGAGCGATCTTCCAGAGCGTCTGGTCCTTCGTCCAGCCGTAGGTGCCGGACGAATAGGTCGCGTGACGCGACGCCGATATTATCATACCCCTGTCGCCGACAAGGTACTGCGAGAAGTCGGCCAGGATAAGGTCGCCCGATGCCCAAGCCTGCGTCAGGTGTTCGCTGACGATGAGCGGACGATTGAGAATGGTCATCGACGAGAGGTCGACTGGACCGAGACCGTTCGTGCCGCTCGTGGCCTGAAGCCCCGCCCATGTCGTGAGCGTTTTCTGGTTCGTGATCCAAACGGCGTTGCGCCAGCTCCCAGGAAGGAACCGGCCCGCCATCCCGCCGATGTCGGCAGGGGTGGCCGCCGCCCATCCGGCCGCACGTGTGACCTGAATGAGCGACGCGCCGTTCATAATCCCCAGCGGTTGACCCGAGCCCGTGCCCCAAATGAACCTGTCATCTTCGTAGAACCGGACGGCCTCGCCGAACGCCTTCGTGAAGAAAGCGCCGAACGCGTCGTAGTCTTGCTCCAGCTCGTTTGCGACGTAGCAGGTGGCGACCGCCTTGTGAGCGGTCAGCCCGCAACGCCCGATGGCCGGAGCGACCGTTGTCGCGTATTGGTCGGCCTGTTCGGCCAGCCATGTCACCGTGACACCGCCGAAGAAGCTCGTGCTGCGGTCTGAGTCCACGAGTATCGGGACATTGAGTCTGTCCGACGTCATGTTCAGGACCGTCGCCCGGCTCCTTACGAGCGAGCCCTCCGTGGCCGCGTTGTAGATCGGAGCGGCCCATTGTTCCGGTACGAAGACGCCGCCCTGCGAGTCGGTGGACTCGTTGAGAGCGGCCTTTTGCAGCGCCTCGATGCGACTGTCGTGACGTTCCCCGTCGTAGAATTTGCGGACGGCGACTAGAAACTCACCTTGACATTTGAATCCGCCCGTCTTTCTGAGTTCAGCATCCATGAGATACTACTCCGAGGGTCGTCAGCTCGCGGACGACATCATCACGAACGGGGACAGCGTATCCTGCGAGCCGTAGGGAGTCTGCGCGGCGGGCCAGGTCGGCTGGCCGTCGATGCGCTCGGTGAACTTGTAGGCGATGTGGTCGGTCGACCAGTAGACGTGCGGGGACATGTCGATCGCAAGAGCGGAGCGCTCGCCGATGAGGTAGGAGCCGAAGTCGCAGAACATGAGGTCGCCAGCGTCGCCGAGACCGGGCAGCTTCTCCGTGACGAAGTAGGGCCGGCCCAGGATCTGCTGCTTGAGCGGGTCGACGATATTCGGCTGGAACATCGTCTGGGCGCCGTAGGCGTTGGTCGTGGTGTTCGCGGCGTTCATGAAGAGCAGCTCGGGCAGGACCTCGTGGTTCATGATCCAGACGGCGCGGTCGCGCGAGCCGGGGACCATGCGGCTGTAGAGATTGTAGATGTCCTTGAGCAGGACGTTGTCGGTGTCCTGCCGGGTGATCGAGATGGTGCAGGCCGCGTTGTAGACGCCGAGCGGCTGGCCGGAGCCGGAGCCGCGCAGGAAGGCCAGGTCCTCGAACCACGACCAAGCCTCGCCGAACTGCCGCTTGAGCAGCGGTTCGAGCGCCACGGCCGAGTCGGCCAGGAGCTCGTTCGAGACCTTCGTGTAGCCCGAGAGCTTGTGCGCCGTGAGCTGGATAGAGCCGAACGTGGGCTCGGACTCCGTGCCGATAGCGCCTTCCTTCGTCCAGTAGGCGACGACGCCGCCGTGGACGCTCGAGGCGTGCGACTGGTCGTTCACGATGGGGTAGCGGAGGGTGTCCGACCGCATCGGGACGATGTAGGGATTGGCCCGCCGGACGATGGCCTGCTCGAGGCCAATCTGCTGGAGCTCGGCGCGGAACTCCTCGGGAACGAGGAACCCGCCCGAGCTATCCGTGCCCTCGACCAGCGTGGCCTTGCCGTGGGCGTTGACCTCCGGCGTATAGACCTTCTCGGCCGAGTCCCTGAAGACGAGCCTGTTGTCCGGCTCGCCGAACTGACGGATGCGATAGATCCGCGCCAG